TTCAATGGGGTAAAGTTAACGTAAGATCCCTGAGTAAGTGCCTCATACTCTGACTGTGCAGAAAGCTCATTCAAGTCAAGCATACTGTAACCACCTACACCAAGCTCTGAGTCTAGATTTACTCTAGCATTCTCACGAGCATTGAACCCAAGTAGATTACCCAGCATACCATAGTCTTTAGCTTTATAGTCTCCTACTGTAGGATCTGACAGTCCAACTGTAGAACGGATACGCTTGGTCATCCAGTCAGGCTCAAACTTCATAACATCATAGGCTTCTGGTACTTCAAAGTTGTTCTGTGCAGCTTCTGGTGTCCAGCGAGCGCCAAGAGAAGTCTTTAATTCACTTAGATTCTTAGTAAGGTCTACTAAACCTGTAGGCCCAGCATCAATAGCTGCAGCAATCATAGCATCTGTAGCGCCTAAAGACTTAGCCTTAGATCCTAACCCACCTAAAGTCTGAGCTAAACCTGTTCTCTTTTTAAACTCTGCTCTACCAGTTGTTCTAGCTAGTTCACGTTGACGCTCTTCATAACTCTTTGCGTCAGCGGTTCTTTCTCTGATACCCTCTGCAGTACGGTTAAGAAAACTCTCTGCGAATGCTTGCCAGTCAGCCATTATACTGCACCTCTCGACATAATACCTTTAGGTTGTTCTTGCTGTGGAGCTTCTTCCATAGGTTCTTCCGCTTCTGGTTCAATGTTCTCACGTATCTCTTGTAGAATACCAGAGGTTGGCCCTTCCTGTTGAGCTTCTTTTTCCATAGCTGCCATAACCAGAGTTTTAAGACGCTCTTTCTCTTTCATAGTCTGAGCCTTCTCAGCATCAAAGCTTGTCTCTCTTACCTCTATCCCGTACTCAGACATAGCGGCCTTTATAAAAGAAGCTATAACAGGTGCAGCTAGAATACCAGCCTCAACAGTGTGCAAGCCTTTCATAGCCCCAGTTGTTGTAATAGTCTTGACTATCCCACGTAGATCACCACCAATCTCAAATAAAACAGCTAAGTCTTCCATCTTCTCGTTATCAGCTAAACTACTGATGTAGTAGTCTACCACTTCTGGAACCTTAACCATCTCTGGTGGTCTTTCCCAAGGAGAGTTCTTTGGTGTGTCTGTTAGAGATTGGCCGGGAATAGCGGCTACCATTAAGTCTACCATTTTTATTGTACCTTATTTAGTAAATCCAGCGCCAAAGTAAAGTCCTACAATGGCTGATACGATGTGTGTGTCTAGGGGTGTGATCACAAAGCCTCGTGCAGATACCCACATAGTGCTTTCAGCGGGGCCAAACAACCAGTTCCAAAACCCACCATTCATTTCAGTGTACCCTACTATGACAGTAACTTCAGGATACCACACTGCTACTAGCTTTGGCAAGACAATAATTGCGAAAACTGCAGATAATGCGATTATTCTTCTAGTCCAAGCAAAGTGCTTATCTGTCTTACCGTGTTCACGAGCCTGACTTGCTGCACCTATCAAAGCCCTCTGTTGTTCAGCCTTCTGTTTATTAGACTGACCCCAGATAGACATTACTCCTCCCAACACTGTTGAGAAGAGCATAGTGATAAGTTCTAGGGGTAAACCAAACATTAGGCAGAATCACTGCTTTGTGGAAGACCTGCTACTGTTGCATTAGCTAAAGGTAAAACAGAAGAAACTTCATCTAAGTTGCTTATGATACCAGCGTAGTATAACTCTTTAGCAACACGGTTATCCATACCAGAGGTATACTTTTTATTATCCTTCCTTCTCATTTCTTTTGCGAAGGCTATTGGATCTTTATCTTTTGCGGCCTTTAATACAGCCGTCCACTTTCTACCAGCATTTTTAGCGTTATAAGCTAAAGATGTTAAAGCGTTTTGATATTTATAGTCAAGGTCATCCCAAGATATCCCTAACTTTTTTAACTTAGCATCCCAACCAGTTCTTCTAGCTAAGTCTAACTGAACTTCCATATCCTTATTTAAGATAAAGACTTTTTGCTCTTCAGTAAGAGGAATGTAAGTACCGTCTTCATTTTTAAACTTTACCCCGTGTATTTCTCCAGAGGCATCCTCACTGCTTTTAATCTTGTGCCCAAAACCTATATCCTTAGATCTTTGTGCTAAAGGTTTGTTTTTCTCTGAAGCATCGTTAGTGGCTACTGGTGTAGAACCGTGATCTGACTCAGCATTTTCACCTATCTTTAAATAGAAGTTTGAAGTCTTTTCTTCAATAGCTTTATCTATAGGGTTAAACTGTGGGTCAGGTCTAGCCATAATACCTACAGGTTGCTCCACTGGCTTATCTAGCATCTCATTACTACGAGCATCTATACTAGGTGTATCAACAAGCGCTGGGCTGTCTGCCATCTCTGGCTGTTCACCTCTAGAAACAGGTGTGATCATAGGCTGAAATACATCCTGAGCTTCCCTAGCGTTGTTCATCATAGCTAATTCAGTACCTCGCATATCAGAACTACTAAACATAGCAGTCCTAGCTGTCTCTGACAGTTGCCCTATAGGGGGTCTAGTAGCTTCCATCAGAGCGCTATTGATAGCTTCGTTCATCTGTTCATCTTTGTAGAACATATCTAAACTATCTAAGTACTCTTGGATAAAGTTAGACTTTACAGGTGGAGCTTTCTTCATACTCTTCAAGTCATACTGATCAGCCTGTAGTCGAGCAAAGTCTTGTAGCATTGTTTGAGTTTCATCCTTAGCTTCTACAGGTTTAGGCTCTGTAGGTCTACGGATTATGGAATCTGTGGGCGTAGACTCTTCTGGCTCTGGAAGAACTTCTTGCAGAAAGCTTAGGGCATCAAAGGAAAATTGTACTTCGCTCATTATGTTATCCTTATTTATTTCTTCCAGCCAAGTAACCCTCGACAACGGCACTGCCAAAGTTACCAAGAGCGCCCCAGAAGCCAGAAGATTTAGCAGCACTTGCCGCCTGTTTAGCATCATCTGAGGATAGTTGAGCAATAGCAAGCTGGGTTGCTCTATCGGCATCATTGTTAGCAGACTGCCAAGCATAGCTCATCATATCCCTAGTCTCTTGCATCATAGCACTAAATGCTAGGGCTGTCATATTAGTTGCAGCCGCCGCATCCGCACGATTAGCTTCATTGGTTGCTGCAGTATCTATAGTGGCAACTGTTTGATACCACGCCGCATTAGCTTGCTCAATTATAAGCTGGTTACTAGCATTAAATCTTTCACGCTCATCTACCATCTTCTTATTGAATTGCTCAATAGCGTTTGTTTCACCAGCATTAAATCTATTCTGAGCATTAGCTTGTTCAGAGTTAAACATACTAAGTGATGAACTTAGATTATCATAGAACTGGTCAACCTGTATCTGATTAGATGCGTTAAACTGTTTAGCCGCATTCTCAGCTGCTTGGTCAGACAACAAAGCATTAGCACGTTGTTGAGCCTTAAACACATTAGTCTGTTGCTCATTTTCTAAGTTCTGCATATCCATCTGTAGGAATGCGTTAGCTTGCTGAATAGCCGCCTGTTGACGGTTGTTTAAATTAGCTGTGTCCATCTGAGTCATTGCTGCAGCATCAGACAGTACCTTAGCATTAGCGGCATCTAAGTTAGCTAGGTCTACTGACTGAGCTAAACGGGCATTCTCCAAAGCAATCTGTTGCTCTGCAGTAAAGTTCATATTAGCTATTTCACTAATCTTAGCTGCATTAGCTACACGAGTCTGAAACTCTTGATTAAACTCTAAGTTAAGAAACTGTGCGCGTTGCTGTGCAGCAAACATAGCAGACTGTTGTTTATTAGATAAGTTCTGTAACTCAAAGCTTGCTGCAGTCTTAGCGTCCTGAGTAGCAATAGGGATAGCACTCTCCATTGCCGCCTGTACAATAGCCTGACCAGCCATACTAGAGGAGCTAAGACCCCTAGCCGCTAGTGCCGCTGATGCCGCTCTCATAGCCCCTGCAGCCCAAGCTGGTGGATTCTTACCTTCAAAGTCTTCCATAAGACCGCTTAACTGGCCTTGAACTGTGGCGTCAGAAGATGGTGCGCCTGTAGCCGCCTCAAAGCTTGTCTCTTCCTTTACACGCTCCATATCGACAGAAGATCCTGAGATCATCTCACCTTCTTCTACCTTACGCTTATCGGGTGCTTTAACTGTTTGTGCGGCTGTAATCTGTGCTGCAGTTAAACCTAATTGAGCTAACTCATCAGGGTTCATAGTCGCAGCTTTGGCTAGAGCCTCATCACTAGGTAGACCAGTTGCTGCAGTTAATGAGTCTAAGGTTTTTTGAACCTCGTCTGTGACTGTAGTAGCTTCAACAGTAGGTGCAGGTTTCTTTTCTGGTGGTGTTACTGCTTCCGCTGTTTCTGCAGTTGTTGCAGTTGCTTTCTCAGCATCGCCAACCTCACCAGTACCTTCAGCAATGGTTTGTTTATCATCTGTAGTAATCTTCTCTACTTCTGTCTTAGTAGTTAAAGACTCAGGATCATTTATAGCTGCAGATGTCATCTCTACATTAGAAGGCATCTCAGTAGTTTTAAATGAAGTTTGAGCGCTTTGCAAAGCCTCTTGCGCTCTTGATAGTGTAGCCTCTGCATCCGTAACTCTCTTAACTAGAGAATCATCTTCTGGGTTAGCTGCTTGAGCATCTCTAGCGGCCTGTAAAGCTTCTTGAGCATCAGCTACACGTTTCTGTGCAGCATCCAGTTTAGCTTGTCCACCCTCATTGAAACCTTTCACATACATACCATTATTAGCTTTAACTGGTTGAGGATTTAAAACACGCATAGCTTGCTCTGTAGCATTACCTAGTTTAGCTTGATAAGCAGGGTTAGATGCAATAACTCTACGCTGTTCATCTTCTTGCATACCAGCTAACTCAGGCACAATCTTGCCTCTCTGCTCTGGTGTAAATCCTAAGAAACGTTTTGCCATCTATCTTTTCCTTACTTGCCTACTTGCATCCATACGGCAGTAGCTATGAATGTCAGTACTGCAACTGTTCCTAATTGTACTAAAGTTTTCCAAATACTTTTCTTTGTGTCTCTCCAAGAGTCCAGCAAACTACGTAACTCTTTAATGTCAGTAGCTGCATCCATATCAGATAAACCTAAATCACACAGAGCTTGTTTAGCACCCTTTTTAGCGGCTCTGTCAAGCATTTCTTCTAATTTTTCTGGTGTAAGGTTGTCCATTATAGATATACCGCATATGTTCCGGGGCTAGTATAAGTGTAAGTTGACCCACCTACAGTAATAGAAACTCTCCCAGTAGCACCATTACCACCAGTTGTACCACCGTTGGGATCAACACCACCAATACCTTTAGCTCCTACTATAATGGACAACACTGATCCTGTATAGATGTTAACTGAAGAAGTACCTTGGTTTCTGTCTGCAGCACTACCCCCAGCACCGCTTGGGTCTGTGTTGTATACTTGACCGAAGGCGTTTGTTTGTCTACGACCACCGCCGCCGCCTCCACCAGCGCCATACGATGTAGATGGAGCAGCAAATCCGTTTTGTTGCTTATTGGAGTCAGCGCCACCAGCACCAAATGCACTAGCCTCACCACTACTATCAGCGCTATGGTCGAGAGAGCTTGCAGCGCCACCCGTACCTCCAAGAGAGGTTCTTCCTAAAATAGTAGCTCCTGAGTGACTAATAGTAAAACTACTGTGACCGCCATCACCACCATCAACTTCACCACCAGTACCAGCGCCGTTATTCATACCGCTACCGCCGCCGCCTCCACCACCGATAAGATCGTAGGAAACAGTCTCAACTGAGTCACTGCCATACCACTCAGCAAAGTTCATATCTGTAGAAGAACCTTTACCAATTAAACCTCTTATGTCAGAATCATTAAGTGAAACAGTTGTTCCACTTACACCTGACCCAGCCGCCTCTACGTGCATCTGGTTTAGAGAGATAGCTCCTGATGAAGGTAATGCCATTACTTAGTCCTTTAAGGATTGCCATAAGCAGTTATATTATTTTGTACAGTAAGAGCGCCTGTAGTGGTTAGTTTAAATACAGTATCAGTACCATACTTAATAACAAGGTTATTACTTGAATCTACCGCAAACGACCAGTCTGAAGCGCCATCTGTAAGTTTAAAGGATCCCCCTGCACTTATATCACCTACAGCGTCTATATCATTATCAGTAGGAGCGGTTGTATCACCAACACGTAATCCACCAAGTACACCTACGCCATCTGTTGTAAGTCTAAGTTCTTCGCTAGGTGTACTTCCTGTACCTACCCTAAAACCTATTTGGTCTGTATTGCTAAGGTCAATAACACCCCTTTGAGCGCCAGTGCCTTGTAAAGCTATCCCCGCTTGATTACCAAATGCTGCTCCAGAGGCATTTAAGTTCATCCTACCAGAAGTTGTTAAAGTAAGTGACTCGTTACTAGCGTTTCCACCTTGTATTACAAGACCGTTAGTTGAACTAATTGTTTGACCACTACCACCATCAACAACGAATGTTAATTTTGTATTGCCATCATCTGCAAAATAAAAGTTACCGCTATCAGCGTCTAATGTTATATCAGTAGAGCTAGTCATACTTTGCCCAGCTACGTTACCTTCAAAAGTAGAGGCGACAACAGTACCTGCAGTGCCAGTAAAAACTTCA